TTACTTAGAGGCCAACAAAGTCCCACTTTCCCCAACCCCCGTTCCCGGTGGGACCTCCGGCTCCTTCGAGCCGTCGAGGTTGATCAGATGCATCGCGCCGCCGGCTAGCACCCTTTGGCGTGCCTTGCGCGTGTAGAGCGCGGCCTGCTTCGGGTTGGTCCAGCCGTAGATGGCCATGAGCTGATTTTCGGTCGCGCCGTTTTCGGCCGCGATTGCGGCGCCGGCCTTGCGCAGGCCATGGGCGGTGCAATGCGGGAGGCCGGCTTCCGTGCAGCGCTTCCGGAACCAGTTCCCGAACCCGTTGGCTGTGAACGCCTTGCCATACTCCGTGGTGAGGAAGGCGAGCGTCGTCTCGGCGGCCTTGTCCGCCGGCATGGCGTCGATCGCGCGCTGCAGGATCGGCAGCACCGGCAGATCGAGGGTGACGGGCGAGCGGTTCCGGTTCTTGTGCTGGGTGTAGCGCAGCCACCCCTTGCGGATGTGCTGCCGGCCGAGCGCGACGACGTCCGCGCGCCGGCACCCAACGAACAGCAACAGGGCGAGCGCGAGGTAGGCCTTCGTGCCCGGCGGGTGGCGCTGGACGTACTGCGCGACCTCGTCCAGGTTCCAGGTGTGGAAGCCTTCTGTTTTGCCGATCAGATAGGGCACCTCGCGCGCGGGGTTGGCCTCCACCAGCTCGGCGTCGATGCCGTAGGCAAAGACCTGGCGCACGGCCTTCAGCCTGCCGTTTGCCGCCTCCCGCTTGTCCGCCCGCCGATCGCGCAGGACCCGGATGGCCTTCGGCGTCATGCGATCGATCGGAAATTCCGAGAACAGCTTCGTCGAGCCCGGCGCGATCGGCTCGACGAAGGTTGCCTCGAGGAGCGCGCGCCGGACCTTCCGGGTGCGCGGGTCGAGCCCACCGGTGAACTCGGGCGCCACGAAGTAGCGCTCGCACAGCCACCGCCAGGTGCCCTGTGTCGTGGCCGAGCGCGCGACGGGCTTGTCCGCCGGTGCTGGCGTCACCGTCCGCGCCTCGACGGCGGCGCGGTAGGCCTCCATGAACGGCTCGGACCACGGGATACCGGCCAGCCGAATCTTCGGGCGTCCCTTCGCCCGGAAATAGACCCGCACGTTGCCGTGACGGTCTGTGTCCTCGATGCAGCCTTTCGGCAGCCGTTTCGGCATGGTCGTTCCGTCGCTCATGTCGCGACGTTCTCCCAGTCGTCGTCATCCTGGGGGCTGGGCGGGGTGCCCGAGTCGCTGCCAGCAGCATCAAGCCGCGCGAACGCCTCTTCAACCTCCCGCCGATCCCATAGCCGTCGGCGATTGATTCGCTTCGGTTTCGGCATCCGGCCGTCATCGACCATGTTGTCCCATGTCGATGGCGAGACACCGACGTAGCTCGATGCCACGACCCGCGAGAGACCGAGCGGGATCATGCCGAGCGGCAAGGCACTGAATCGCTTATCGGCGGCCGGCATCGATGCGGATCCCGTCGCACATGAACAGATCGAGAGTTCCCTCGCCAAGCTTACGCGCGCGCGTGGCTTTGGCGTTCTTGGTGCGGGACATCGAGTCCCACAGGTTGTGGCAAAGCTGGCAGAGGGCTTTCAGGTTCGCCGGATCGTTGTTGCCCGGGTTCTGATCCAGGTGCGCGACCGTGAGCACGACGAACGATTGGGTCTCGGGATGCGGCTTGTCGTTCTCGGCGCGGCAGTTCGGCCGCTGCGGCGTGCCCTCGCAACGCCACCCGGCCCTCGCCAGCGTCGGCTCGCGGTACTCGCGGATCCAGACCACGGAGCGGATCGATCCGCCGGGATAGAGCTTCTGACGCTCGCGGGAGATCGGCATCACCGGGCGGCCTCGGCTTCTACGCCTCGGCTTCGGCGAGGAACCGCTCGCCGGCTTCCGTCAGCCACCGGCGCGCCTTGAAGCCCCGTCGGCATTGATCGACGAGGCCGGCGTGCCGCAGAGCCTCGTACCGCCGAGGGTCGATCAGCCTTCCCTTCTGCACCTGCCTTAGGGCAACCCGGGCCGCTTCGCTCCGCTGCTGCATCGGTTTCCTCCTGCTTGGGGGCGCGCCAGCTCTGCGAACAGTCGGGGCCGAACAGCCCGTCGCAGCTCGGGACGATCAGGCGCTGCTCGATGGCGCGGCGAGCGACGCCGGCCGGGGCCGTCCGTCCGGAGGGGTGAAGGTGAAAGCGGCCGGACTCGGCGATCAGGATCTCGCCGGCGGCCAGGTGCTGCAGCAGCTCCAGGAGCGGGCGGGCCGTGCGCTTCTTCGGCAGCGAGATGGTGAACGGGACGGCGGCCGTCGCCTCGGCCGCGGGCGCCGGCGCGATCGCGCTCGCCCACTCGGCGTCGTTGGCGCTCCATGCCCGCCGGCGGCGCTCGGTGAGCGCGCGCAGCTCGACCTCGGCAAGCCATTCGCCGAGCCGCTTGGCCGGGCCCGGCACGAAGTAGGTCCAGGGCTCGGCCGCGGCGCGCACCTTGCGGAAGGCGCGGCGCAGCGACAGCACGAGGGCGAGCTGCGGCGGCAGGCTCACGAGGTAGCCACCGGGCACGTCGGCCACGCCGATCGGGGGCGCGACGGGGATCACCGGCGCCCATCCCCGATCGCGACCACGGGCGCGCGCAGGTATTCGACATGGCGCGGGTCGCAGGCGACAGGCAGGAAGCAGCCGTCCACCTTCACCCGCAGGCCGTTGTCGCCGGCGCGGCGCGGGGCGATGGTGCCGGCCTCACCGGTCTCCGTGAGGCGCACGCGGACGCCGAGGGCGCAGGGCGCGCCCGGGTAGCGCTGGCGGATCGAGTCATAGGCCATCGGCGGACGCCTCCGGCTCGCCGGGCTCGAAGCTGGCGGTGACGGCCGCCGACAGATCGGCGAGGCGTAGCGCGATCGCTGCCTCGATCGCGGGCGAGGCGCCGGCGGCGAGCTGATCGCGGACGTAGCGCTCGAAGAGATCGAACGCGGCCTCGCCGGCGACGTCCAAGTCCCGCTCCGGATGCAGCGGCCGGCGGCAAGGCAGGATCAGCATTGCCGGGGCGAGCGCCGGGGCGGTGAGGTAGTGCACGAGCCCGGGCGCGTATCCCACCTGTTCGAAGAAGTGGTGGATCTCGCCGAGACCGATGGCGACGCCAACGACGGCGACGTCCTTGTTCAAGCCCCCGTCCCACTTCACGAGGTCAGCGACGAAGGCGGCAGGCCGGCTCACGACAGGACACCCCATCCGTAGACGATGCCGCCGGCGACGACGCACAGCGAGACGAGGTCGCGCAGGTGCCCGAGCCGGAGCGCCCACGGGCGGTCGGAGGCGGCGGCGACGACGAGCTGCGCCGCGCGGGACATGACGAGGTCGATCGAATCCTCGATATCCTCGAAGGGGAACTCGCCATCGGCCTGCAGGGCGGCGATCGCCGCACCCCGGCTCGCCCGGGCGGCGGGCGGCTTGCGGACGAGGCGACGGGCCAGGGGCTCGACGGGCTTGATGCGCGCGCGCTGGATCACGAGGTCGGCTCCTGTTCGTCGGGGAAGGTTCGGAGGCAGGCCGCGATGGCGACCCACATGGCGTGGGCCTCGTCGTGCTCGAGGAGCGCGGTCTCGGCGCCGGCGGCCGAGAGTGCTGCCTTGGCGCGGCTGGCGCGGTCGCGGGTGAGGATCAGAAGGGTGCCGGCGCCGAGATCGAGGCGCAGGGCCTCGGCGTCGCTCGCGCAGACCGGGCCGCGGCGTCGTGGCTTCGGTGTGCTCGCTGCGGCTTGGCGGGCGGCGTCGGCCGCGCCGATCGCGGCCCGCGCATCCTCGACCAGTTCGGCGAAGAGATCCTCGGGCAGCACATCCAGGATGTTGGTCACCGCCGGGATGCCGCGCCGGCCGGCGCGGGCGTTGGCGATCGCGGCGGCGGCGGCGCGCACGTCGGCCGAGAGCATGGCGGACGCGTTGCTCATGACCGCCCCTTCGGAATCGGATGGAAGGGGCCGCGCAGGTTGTCGGGAGCGGGGAAGCTGAAGAGATCCTCGCCGCCCTGCCACTCCGCGAGCAGAAGCAGTTGCAGGCCCTTCAGGCGGGTCCAAGCCGAGCCTTGCCACAGGCCATGAGGGAGCCGATCGCAGTCGAGCGCCCACATGGACAGCTCCGTGAGATCCGCATCGAATTGGCCTTGGTCCCCGATCGGGCGACGCAGACCAAGGCCGGATGACGTCGGCCAGCCGTCGATCGCGCTGCCTTCGTCACGGGATGGGTCGAACACCTGGCCAAACAGGGAGCGCAGCGGATGGTCGAACCCGAGCACGATCCGGCAGTGATCGAAGTCGACGAGGACGTGCCGGCTCATGAGCGCGCCCCGATCGGCGCAAGGGCGTAGGCCGGTTCGCCCAACTCAGTGGCGTGGAGGAGCGCGCCCTCGCCGCGATGGAAGTGAACGAGGACCACTTCCTGATCGAGCGGCAGACGGTCGTAGGCGGCGCGGAAGGCGAAGCGGTGGGTGCGGGCGTCCTCGACGCCGTTTTCGCTCCACGGACGACCGGTCACGCGGTCGTACCAATCGACGACCTCGCGCGTGGTGCCAGCGTAGAAGCCGGATGCGACCGTTACCCGCTGGCCGGCATGGGGATGAGGTGCAGCATGCGCCGACACTAAGAAGGCCTCCGGCGCAACATGCGCCGGGCCTAAAGTTGCGGTTTATGCAACCGAACGTCAAGGAGAAAGTTGCTTAGGACGCAACCCCTTTTGGGAAGGCGGCCTCCAGCGTCTTCTTAATCCGCTCGATCTCAGTCTCGCTTCTACCCTCTAGGAATCGCGAAACCCAAACGTCATCCGGGTGCCGAAACAGATCCGGCACGCTTACGTTGAACAGCGATGCGAGCGTCATAAGATATTGATCTTGCGGTGCGGTTCCTCGGAACCAGCGTGTCACAGTAGCTTTATCGGCGCCGGTCGCGCGGGCTACATCAGCGCGTCGCAACCCGGACTTCATCGCCCATTCGGGGATAAAGTGCCGCCGAGGCGGCAACGACTCCATGGGGTCGATCCTCGTTAGCAACATCTGCAACGAGTGCCATGGGGACAGACAGCCGTCGTTAGGCCGGAGCGCAACCATCCGCTTGACCGTCAGTTGCGTATTATGCAACTTCGGCTGCATGGCGATTCTCAGCCCACTGAAAGCATACCGCGCCAGATCGAAGATGACGCTTGAGAAGGCGTCGGAGCTGTTCGGCGTGCACAAGACTACATTCATGCGCTGGGAGAAACACAGGGTGCCGGCAGAGATGGTACTCGACTTGGAAAAAAAGCTCGGAATCAGTCGCCACGAGCTTAGGCCAGATATCTATCCGGCCTCTCAGTGACGCAATAATGCGCTCAAAGCCCATTCGTGAAAGCATTGTGATGCGTATCCCGGCCCTCGTCCTGGCTTTTGCGATCTTGCTTGCGGCGCTGCCGCTCATCCTTCGTCTCGATTCCGCCCTTCGGTCGCGCCAGCGCGGTCGCGCCCTCGTCGAAGCCGGACGCATCGCACTGGCAGCTGCGGCGGCGTCGGTGCTGGTCCTGATCGCGGCGAGGGCGCGATGAGCGATCCCGCCCCATCGTCCTGGTTCGCAGATCTCTACGCCGGCGTGGCCGACTATGCCGACGCCGCGCTGCGCAGCACCGCCGAGGCCGGCGAGGCGGTGGGCGCACAGCTCGCCGCGGCCCTTGCCCGCGTCCAGGCTCTGCCCGAGGAAGCCGCCGCGGCCGTCTCGGCACTGACGGCCGCGCTCGATCTGGTGATGCCGCCGGGGCATGATCCGCTCCGCGCGGCCCCCCGGCCGCTCGCGGAAGCGTGTGCAGCCGATCCCCGACAGGACGGCGGAATCGGAATGACGCCGCGGCCCGTTCCACGCCGCCTCACGGTGCGGCCGGAGGCCTTCGCGGCGTTCATCCGGGCGCGGCACCCGCACAAGCCGGCCGAGCAATGCGCCGCGCTCACCGGGATTCCCTTCGACAGCGTCGACAAGATGCTGGTGCGGGAGAGCCTGCCCAACGGGCGCAACTTCCTGCTCTGCGTCATCGCCTACGGGCCCGAGCTGCTGGCGGCGGTGATGCCCGACGCGGACGAGCGCTGGCTCGCCGGCGCGCGAATCCTCGCCGACCAAGCCCATCTCGAAAGCGAGCTGGCGCGCACCCGCGCCGCCATCGAGGCCAACACCGGACGGTGGGCGTTCTGCGGGATTAACTTCGGGGCGGCGCTATGAGCCCGCCCAAGATGGATCGGGCCCCCGGCCTTCCAGGGCGCAGCCGCGCATGAGCGGCCGGCGGGACGCTCCCTCCCGCCAGACTGAGACTCCGAATCCGATTCGATTCCTATCAGGCGTCCGTATGCGTAACCGCGCGCGTCTCTCTCCACGCCAGATTCGAGAATTGTGGCTCGTGCTCGGCCCGACGAAGCGGGCGCAGGCCGAAAGCCGCATTCGCTCCGGTCGTACCCTCGGCAAATTATCCGGGGGTTCGAGGCTCGAAGCCGGCCGCGTGCGTGAGCAGATCGGCCAGCTCGCCGGGGTCTCCGGTGTCCTGGCCGAGAAGTGCAACGCGATCTACGAGGCGGCCGAGCGCGATCCGGACCTGTTCGGCCCGGTGGTCGAGTACCTCGAGCGCTCCGAAAACATCCACGATGCCTCGAACCGGATGCGCCGGCTTGTCGACCTGGAGCGGGTCCGGCGCCTAGCCCCGACGCAAGGCCGGTTCGCGACGCTGGTCCTGGATCCGCCCTGGCAGGACGAAAGCGTCTCCCCTAACCAACGCCCGCCCTATGCCACGATGACCGAGCCGGAGATCGCGGCGGTGCCGGTGGAAACCTGGGCGCTGGACGAGGGACACATCTACTGCCACGCGCCCGGGCCCTTCCTCCCGATGGCGGTGCGCCTCGTCCAGGGGTGGGGCTACGACTTCAAGCAGGTGCTGACGTTCCGGAAGGCGTCCTTCTCGATGGGCCGCTACTTCCGGACCCTCGACGAGTACTGCGTCTTCGCCACACGCGGCGGGCTGATGCTGGCCCGGGCCGACCTTCCCAACGTGTTCGAGGGCGCCCCCGGCCGGCATAGCGAGAAGCCGGACAGCTTCTTCGACCTCGTGCGCGCGGCGAGCCCCGGCCCCTACGGCGAGGCCTTCCAGCGCCAGGCGCGGCCCGACTTCACCAACCTCTACACCGAGGCGCCGGCCATGCCGGCGATGGCCGCGGAATGAGACCGCGCCCCCGCCTAAGGCCGCCTGTCCGCGGCCCCCCTCCACCGACCTAGGAACGATGACCGCCGTCGCGCGCTGAATCGGCGAACTGCGCCCGCTTGCCCCCGGGCGGCGCACCTCCGATTCCGCGCAGCCTCCCGCTCGCGCCCTGTTCAAGGCCCCCCTTGGCAGGCGACTGGCGAAGCTTTGCCCGATCCATCGGGCGCGGCCGGCAGTCCCCCCTCCCCTCGATCAGCCCAACGCCGCGCGCGACCCGCGATTCCGGCGATGGGCTTTCGCGTGCCCGGAGCCGGCAAGGCTTCGCGGCGCAACGCTTCCCCTATGCCTGAAAGGGCCCGCCAAGAGGCGCCCACCATGTCGATCGAAGCGATTTCCTGGGTCATCAAGCAAGACATCCCCGACGGCGTGGCGAAGCTCGTCGCCATGGTACTGGCCGACTACGCCGACCGGCACACCGGGGAGGCGCACCCCAAGATCAAGCAACTCGCGCAGGCCTGCTCGCAGTCGGAGCGATCGGTGCAGCGCAAGCTTCGGGTGCTCCAGGATCTCGACGTCATCACCATCCAGAATGGGCACTGTCCGAAGTCCGGACGACAGCGGGCCAACAGCTACATCCTGCACCTGCCGGACGTAGACGTGCCCGGGCGGAACGAGCGTTCGGTGAGGGGTGACCAGAACGGCGCAGGATCGGCAAAGCCTAGTCTGAGGGGTGACTTTGGGACACCCCATCTTTCGGGTGAGGGGTGCCTGTCCGTCACCGGGGAGGGTGACAACGCTGTCACCGGGGAGGGTGACTCCCCTGTCACCCCCATAGAGAATCCGTCAGATTCAACCGTCAGAAAAGAATCCCCCCATCCCCCCAGCGGGGGGGCAGGCGCGGTTCAAAAACAATTCCGGAGTAAATCCCCATCGGCACCGGCCGAGCGCATCACCGCCGCCGGGCGATCGCCACCGGGACGGCTCACCGCGCTGACGGCCGAGCACTTCGCCCGGCTCTGGGCGGCTTTCCCCGAGGGCGGGCGCCTCGATGCCGACCGGAGCATGGCCGAGCGGATCTTCGCCGCCCTGCCCGACGCCGATCGCGATCTCGCCGTGACCGCGGCCGGCAGCTACGCGGCGCACCTCGCCAAGCACCCGGGCCGCTCGTCGAAGGCGCTGCACACCTGGCTGCGCACCCGCCGATTCGAGAACGCTCGGCCCTGTGCGGCGTCGGCGGCGCCGATCGGCGCGACCCGCGTGTTCGTGGAGGAGGGGACGCCGGCGTGGAGCGCCTGGATGGCTTTCCGTCGGGCGCGGGGTGAAGGCCGTTGCGCGACCACGTCGAAGCCGGGCTACGCCAATCCGGGCTGGCATTTCCCGAGCGAGCTGCCGCCGGCGGCCAACGGGGCGCGGCCGGCGTGTAGGGGATTTGGAAATAGATAAGGCTTGGTTAGGACGCCAAAAAAGGGTCAGACATTGCGCTCGGCGTACAGTCTGCCGCGGACCTCGCAAAGGAAATCATCTAATCGCACCCATTGCTAAGGGTCCAAGAAGAAGAATGGCAGCCTGGGGATCGCGTGTGGATACCGCCAGCGCGACGCTTGAACCGTTTTGATATCCTAGAAATGGTATTGCTTCGTGATATAAGCCTACCAAAGTTCAAGGGGGGCGAGGTGACCACGGAAATTGTTTCCTATCAGCTTCAAGTCGAAAAGTGGCTTGAAGCCTGCTTCCCGCAGTCTATCCGACTCGATCGTAATGAGCGCACACATCGTTTCTTAGAAGAGGCGTTAGAATTAGCCCAAGCTAACGGATGCACGCGCGCCGACGCCGTGGCGCTCGTTGATTACGTTTTTAGGCGCCCGTCTGGCCAGCCGGTCCAAGAAGTCGGCGGAGTACTGGTGACTTTGGCTGCCCTTTGCAGCGCTTCCGGCATCAACATGGCCGAGGCGGGCGAGCAGGAGCTGGATCGAAACTGGGACCGAATTGACCAGATCCGCGCCAAGCAACAGTCAAAGCAGCAGGGATCACCGCTGCCTCAATGATGCTACGGGACGAACGGTCGCCAGTATATCGGCACATACTTCGCGTCGATAACGATCACGCGGGAGATATCGCGCGTTGATCAATATTTCTTTCGAAGATGACGCGCTGCACGATCTGTGCGTTAATTTGGAGCGCGCCGAGCACACGCTTGGAACCGTTAGCGCAGGCGCATTGATTAATTTAATATCTGACGCCAATGCTTTCGAAAACGCTCATGAGTTGATTGACTTCTTAAGCGAGGACGCTGAGATTTCTGTGCACGATTCTCTTATCGTGGCGATTGGTTCAGACTACCGCGCGACCCTCGTTGTAGTCGGAACGCGCTTCGGTCGGAATGCTGACGGACGGATCGTTTGGGCCAGTGTGACCCGATTGAAGCTAGTTGCAATTTCGAGGTGCCCGTGAAGCAGGGACATGAGTTCACGCCCGACTGGTTTTCGATGCCCGGCGACTCGCTGCGTGCGTTGATGCTCAGGCGTGGCTTGGCGGCAAAGGATGTTGCCGATCATTTGCACGGGGGGATGGCTACGTTACGTAGCCTTCTTGATGGCACTGGATCCGTCGATGAGCGGCAGGCAGCGGCTTTGGCCGAGCACCTCGGCGGCACCGTTTCGTTCTGGCTGAAAAGACAGAAAAACTACGAGGTAGCTCTCGAGCGCGCAGTCGATCTTGCCGTCGCATCTGAGGGTGACGACTGGCTTTTGCTACCGGTTCCAGGGGAAAGGCCGCGCGGCCGACTCTCGGCAGAAAAGCGTCGTGCTGAGGTGCAGCGTCGGCTTAAATTCTTTAATGTTGGTACGTTGAAGGCTTGGCAAGCACGCTACGGGCGGATCTGCTCCGATACGCTATTTAGAAAATCCGCCGCGTTCACTTCTGACGACGCTGCAATTTTGATGTGGCTACGCATGGGCGAGCTATCTGCCGATCTAGTTGACACCCGCTCGTGGAGCGCTGGCAACTTACAAGATCGGTTGGACGAAATCCGCAAGCTATCTAAAGTCAAACACCCAAATCTGTTCCTACCGAAGCTAAGGGAGTTGTGCTCCGAAGCAGGTGTCGCTGTCGTTGCTAAACGGGCACCGCTGGGTTGCCCAGCCTCTGGAGCAAGCCGCATGATCGGGCCAGATAAGGCGATGATCCTACTTAGCTTTCGCGGCCTGTCTGACGACAAATTTTGGTTCACTGTTTTCCACGAGATTGGGCACCTTCTGCTGCATGGAGCGTGTGCATTCGTCGACGCAGACATGGATGATGGCGACGAAGTTGAACGGGAGGCTAATCAGTTTGCATCACGCTGCATCGTACCTAATAATAATGTCGACGAATTCGAGCAACTAGAACCAGCTCGCGAAAAAGTTGTGCGGTTTAGTGTAAGAGTTGGCGTAGCACCTGGCTTGACCGTTGGCCAAATGCAACACCGGGGAATGATCCGGCAAGACCAGCTTAATTATCTAAAGCGTCGATGGAAGTGGGAGCAGGTTGATCATCTGCTAGACTGAGCACGGCAGAGCGGGCATACTAACCCTTGTAATGTATAAAGCGCTGTGGACTTTTCTGCCAGTTGCACAGCGCGTCTTCCATCACCTCCATACCGACCTTAAGCCTGACATCTAGGTCATTGAGTTTTTGTTGAAGTACGTGGTTAGCCGAATTGCTGATCGGGTTTCCGTCAAATAAGAGTCGCGCACCTCTACCGGGCCCAGTAGCGCCATCGAGATACGCTGAGCCAGCCGCAATCGGTGCAAGACCGTATCGGCCTATCAGAGAAAGATAATCAAATTTTGCAAGCCGCCCAAATGATATGATCTTCATTCGATGGTACATGTAATCGAATATGGTTTGGGGGTTATTACCCGCGGCACGCACACTGCTGACAAAAAAGGCTTTATGACCTTCTGGGCCAATCCATTGCAAGTAATCAGCTACTGCACGCGACATGGAGCGATTGGCTGTTGGTCTTAGACTTTCATACTTTCGATGGTTTCCAAAAGCGCCGCGTATACCATCCCAATTGACAGCAATCCATTCATAGAATGCTGCTGGGTCAGCGGTTACGGTCGGCCAATCCCATATTCCAGCGCCGCGGCGACCATAAACATCCTGCAGCCGCAGCCAACCGGTATCTGGGCGACGCGCGAAGTGTGTCATCAGGAATATCAACCAGCCAGCCTCATCTATATTAGCCTGCTGCATATGGAAGGCCACAGCGCGTTCCGCGTCGAATGCAGGGTGGTTCGGATTCGACCGATACGCTGAGATCGGTTTAGCTTGGACGTGGCGATAGTAATCCTCGCGCCGGAGGCTTGCAATAAACTGAAGGGCCAGTGTCTCGACGGAAGCTTGGTCAGGCAACCCTTTTAGGGCGCGCGGTGCCTTTGCGGCATTGAGCTCGTTGATAATGCGCAGTCGTTCTACTTCTCTGGACGGCCACACTTTTGTCACCTCAACCATTCGTTGCGATAATTTCGCCGATGCCTGCAGTTTTACGCCTTTTTGCCGTGAGGTGCATCCTGCCGTCGACGTAAGGGCGAAGGGTTTTTGTAAAAAGTTCTGCGCGTAATTCCTTTAGGCGGCCCGGATAATCGACCTCCCACTCTCGCGCCCAAAAAACTTGCAAGAACCGCACAATGTCAGCCCAGTATTGATCGCCCATTTCTTTAGATGCATCGAGCGCTTCGCCTGCTCGCAGACGGCTTTCCACATCAAGTAACTTTGCTATCAGCGAAAACGGGTTGCCAGTTGGCATTGGCGGCATTTCGATGGTCTGCTGAACACCCTCTTCTACATAAGCGCGCATGTCGTCCAACTTCTTATTATAGACATGCATACTACCGACATATTGCATATATTCACCTATCTCGACGCCCAGACGTCGAGCCATCATTTCTTGGATCATCGTAAAACAAAAAACGTCGTGAGGCAGCCCGAAATAAGCATCGTTAGACCTCATCGTAGCAGACATATGCAATAGATCGCCCCGCATATGAAACTGCAACGTTGTAGTGCAGGGAATTTCTTTGTGGTGAGTGGCGATGTCTTCGGCGTTGAAAATCTGAATTACAGCGCGACGAGAGCCGGGACGCTGTTTCAACAAATTTTCAATGCTGCCAAACTGATCAATGCCGTCCCGCATTCGCGTAAGCCTTGGGCCGTAGGCGCCTTCGAGGAGCCCACCCACAGCATCTTCAGCGTAGCGTGGAACATATGGTGCGATAAAGTCTAATGTGTCTGACCCGGAAAGATACCAAAGCAACTCGCCAAGGGCGCTAAATGGTTTGCCCCGATTTTCCGATCGGCTAATACGGGCGCGTGGCTTCGATATGCGGAGTGATACGCCAAGAATTTCAAGGTTGGCTCCCCGTGTCCCACCCTGCGATTGGCCTTGCTCAAGCAATGTACGATACAGTCTATGCAGTACAGCATCCAAACTTTGACCCTCTATCTGCACGCCATCCCCCGCTCTTTCTCCTCAGCAGTGTGAGGCCACCTGATACAACTCAGATGCGAAAAATGACCCTAGGTCAACGGAAAATTTTCGGATCCAATGGAATTCGTCCTGCTCAAAGCTATCCGGATTGGGCATCTATAACTCCTCGATACCTCCCATCACCACGAAGTCATATCGAAATTATCATTCGATGTATTTTCATTATAATTGATCCTCCATTGCAAATATCGTTATTTAAATGATCGGTGCGCGATAAAGTCATATTGTGTGGTTTATCTCAAATTTAGCTACGCAAGCTTCGTCGGCAAATAAATATTGTCAGTTTCGTACAAATTTGCACTGCTTTGCATTTGATACCCGTATTGAGCGTGCCCGGTGACTGAACCACGTTCAACGGGTGGAGGCGCCGCAACGACTTACCATTGCCCTCAACGTTCGATCTAGTAGCGGTGGTAGTCTTCAGGTGTGCTGCAAGCGATGTCGATGGCGAAGGAAGAGGTCGCACGATGGATGATCATAGCGCAGCAAGCCGACCGGCGCTTGCCGAATCCGTGGCACGATAAGCCGCTCCAGTGGCCTGATCGCTTCGTTGCAGATCCCGATCAGAGGCGAACGGTGAAGCTTTGGGTGTGGTGCGAGGCTAGAGGCGAATCTTTCCGCGCTGTTTGCCGCCAGCGCGGCCTGCCCTACACCACGGCGCTACGCCACCGGCAAGCCGCAATACAGCGGATCACGACGCTACTTAACCTTGAGCATTCGCTCGATAGCGACAGCAGCTTAGGAGTTAGAAGCGGTGCTGCTTTGGCCACTTGACAGTGGTGCGGCCATGCTCGACCCCTCCAAAACAGGCAGCAACACGACTGCCTTAATAGGGGTGCTTCCGGTGTCCGGTCGTCGCAAGTCCAAGTCTGTTACGCTCGCCGGCAAGGCGGCGTTGAAGCAAGTTCCCACGCACACTCTTTCAGAGAACGGCCCGACGCCGGAACGGCTGATGCAGGCCGGTGTCACCGTGGCGATGCATATCGGCACGCGCCGGACACAGATCATCGGAAAGGCGTCGCCCTTTGGCATCGACGGCGTGATTCGCTTCGCCTCGGCGCCGCTCGACCGGCTCCATTCCCGCGGGCGCCTCGATGACGATGGCGCGCGCAACAGCCAGCTCCACGATGCCGGCGACAAGCTCCGCAACCACTACTATCTCGGTGGCCTATCCGGCTTTGCCGCGAACGACCTGAACAGCACGGGCGGCGGACACCCGTCCAGCCGCGTGCCGATCTCCGAGACGATGGAAAGCAACCGGCGCGCGCTGCGCCTCGCCGAGGCCGCGATGCACGCGGGCGACTGGAAGGTGGTCAACGCCGTGGTCTGCCTCGAGGCGGATCTCGAAGAGGCGGGTCGGGAGGTGGGCTGCAACAACGTCCACGCCGCCAATGCCGTCGCCCTCGATCGACTGCGCCGCGGCCTCGGCGCGCTCGCCGAGCTGTGGGGCTACTCGCCGCCGCAGCGGCCGACGCCGTCGGCGCCCAAGGCCGACAACGAGGCGGGCTCTTCCGCCGCGGTCGCCTGACACGCCGACGGCCCATGGCCGGTCGGGGGTGAGCTGTGCGCCATGGTGTAGAAGTGCTCGCGGCGACAGGTCACGACCTCGGCGACACCGTCGATCGCCTCCATCAGCTTCGAGACGGAGGCGTAGAACGGATCGTTGATCGGCCCCCGCGCCTGCATCCCGACGCAGGACGTGCGCAGCTCGCCGGCCTTCGCCAGGAAGCTTAGTTTGTCTTCCTCGGACAGGAAGCGTTTGGAGCGGCGGCGGGACATGAGAACAAACGTAGCACGCCGAACCGGGGCCGGCGAGGCTTGCCCGGCCGGGCGACCGGCGGCATGGTAGGCGCCTCCATCGTTGGTTCACATCTCGATTGCGAAGCGGGTCGGGCCTGGCACTGAATCCATCGGTTGGCTCGGCCCGCTTCATCGTTCGACGCGTGGATTGACGACTGCGCAGTCGAACCGCTACATTTCGGCCGACTGAGGAATCGCGCCCCGGGCCGGAGACGGCCGCGGGGCGCTTCCGTTTCCAGCCCACGCGCCGCCCGATCGGGCCGAGCGCCCGGGCCAGCCTCACAGCATCACCATGATCGACCTCTCGGCCCTCGCCGGCGAGCTGGACGCGCTTGTGCGCGACGGCCGACGCATCCGCCTGGGCGACCGGAACTTCGAGCGCCCGCACGCCGAGCTGGACGAGTTGCTCGGCCGGTTGCAGCAGCTCGCCGACGGCGTGCGCGTCGGCTTGCCCGAGCACCAGATCGCCGCGAACGACATCGGTGCGACCGTGTTGCCGGCCTCCGTCATCACCGGCCGCGGCCAGGTGATCGTGTGCACTACGCGGAGGCCAAGGCGATGAGCCGGGGGCTTCCTCGCCTCGACCGGTCGAGCCTGCCGCGCACGATCGAGGAATGCGAGCGCTACCTCGGCACCCACTATCCGGGGCAACGCTCGATGCTGACGACGCCCGAAGCCGTCCGCGCCGCCTACGCCGTGGCGCGCGAGGCCGAGCGGGTCCGCGCGATCCGCTTGAGCCTGGGCTCGCGGGATTTGGACTGAGCCAAACCGGGCCAAATCGACCCCCAAATTTCCGGCATAGGCCGGCTCGGCGCCGATGAGCGCGGATGCACGATAACTGCCGTTCTCAGGCATCCGATCGGAGCCTAATCGGATGCACGATAATCTTCCGGCGCCGATCTCCGGCGGTGCGGTGGCCGTCGGCGCGCTCCAGGACCTCGACCAGGCCGTCCGCGGCTTCGCGGCAGCGTCCAGGTCGTCTGCGACCCAGCGGGCCTACGCGAGCGACTGGCGCGATTTCGAGGCCTTCTGCCTGGGACACGGGCTCACGGCCTGCCCGGCGCTCGGCCTCACGGTCGCGCGCTACCTCACCCATCTGGCCGGGCTCGGCCGGAACGTCTCCACGATCAACCGGCGCACCGCCGCGATCGCGCTGGCGCATCGGATGCAGGGCTACGACAGCCCGACCGGGCGCGAGGACGTGCGCCAGGTCCTCGCCGGCATCCGCAACACCCTCGGGCGTCGGCCGAACAAGAAGAAGGCCCTGACGGTCGACCTCGTCGTCCAGGTCATCCGCAAGACGCGGGGCCAGGACCTGGCCGCGGTTCGCGACCGGGCGCTGATCCTGTTGGCGTTCGGGGCAGCGCTCCGGCGCTCCGAGTTGGTCGCCCTCGACGTTCCGGACATCGAGCGCCACCGCAAGGGCCTGCTGATCCGGCTCCAGCGGTCGAAGACGGACCAAGCCGGCAAGGGCCAGACGATTTCGGTGCCGGACGGCAAGCTGAAGGTGCCGGCCGCGGTCGATGCCTGGCTGAAGACCTCCGGCATCACAGAGGGCGCGGTGTTCCGGGGCGCCGATCGCGGCAAGCTCTCGGCCGACCGGCTCAGCGCCGGCCAGTTCGCCCGCATCCTCAAGGCCCGGTGCGAGGCCGCCGGGCTCGATCCGAACGTCATCGGCGGTCACTCGACCCGCCGGGGCTTCGCCACATCCGCCGGCGATGCCGGCGCCGATCTCCGGCACACCGCCCGGCAGATGCGGCACGCCAAGCTCGAAACGACCCTCGGCTACATCGAGGACGGCGAGCTGTTCAGGAACCACGCCGGCGACGGCTTCCTCTGACATCTCCGGGAATCGCCTGTGACACAGCGAGCCAACGCGTCGGCGACGAAGGTCGCCGGGGCGCACGTCGACGTGGGCGAGACCATCCTGGCCAAGCGCCAACTCCCCTGCATCTGCCCACATCAGCACACGGACGGGACGGCCCGCACGGTGGGCTACTCGACGTGCCGCGGCATCGTCACCGAGCGGGTGAAGTGCGAGGGCTGTCCCCGCACCTGGACGCGGGTCAACGTCCGATGAGGCGCCAGCTCGCCTGGCTCCAGGTTCGCAGCGACCTGCAGGCCGACCGCGTTACGCCCCCGGAGATCCGGGAGGAGCGCCTGCGGGGCTGTAACCTCGATCGACCGGGCTCGGTCAGACTGAGCGCCTGGCGGGGCCGATCCGGTCGCCGCTACGTCGTCCAGGTGCACGAGCTGGACCTCCATTGGCCCGTGCGCGCCGGCGCCGGGCTCGCCTTCGCCGTCGAGCGCCCGGCCGACGGGCTCGCCCGCATCGTCGACGTCGCTCCGGACTCGGCAGGCCCATCCTGGCGCGGCCGGGCCTGGGACGCCGGGGCGCGCGAGCTGCACGTCTACATCCTCGTCGACGACGAGGCGGGCCGCGCCGAGGTGGCGCTCGATCTCATGCCGGATAGATGAGGGGCGATATACCGATGCCCAGACGGGCACTTAGCCGTGAAACCACCTGCTATGGTTACTGACCTGCATTAGGCAGTAACGGCGTGACATTCGATGGCGGCGTCGGCGTAGGCTTGGCATGACTATAGCTAAGAACGAAGTTCTCGATAGCTCGGTTGAACACGATGACAGAAACCGATGTAAGCGAGGCAATCATCACTAATATAACGTAGTAGATAATGTTTGCTCGCTTTATTTTCGATGGAAATGGCGACCATCGCTCGGCGAGAGCGCCCGTTACGTGCAAGACGAAAGCTCCATAAAGAAACAACGATAGCAAGAATACAAATACATTTCCTGTTGACTTATAAGCAAAACTGACTGTTGCTATAACTAGAGAGTTTTTCATTACATCAAATATGTCTTTGGCTATCTCTTTAAGAAATTTCGCCTTTTTCTGTCGTTCATCCAGATCTGCGATTTCATGGAATATTTTATTTTTGAAAAGTTCCTTCATCGGATCCCATTTGGTCATGTTGATCGACCTCCCTGTCGACTTACTCTTCGGAATACGATCCTGACTCAGATGAGCGCCCGGTTAGGTCACAATCCTGTTAGCTACGTCTGAGGATGTTAGTCAAATTGCCCAAGCGACCGCCTGTACACAAAGCTTCTGGCGCCAGGACGCCAGAGGAAGCGAAGGCAGCGTCCAAGCGCTACCACGATGCGCAGAGGCGCAGAGGCGCCGGGGAAGCCCCTGGCGCCTCTGGTACGGCCTAGCGGCTTGGAAGGCCGCTCGGCTCGCGCAGTTGGCCTTACAGCCGCTTTGCGAGCGGCATCTTGCCCGCGACCAGGTGGTGCCGGCGACGGTGGTCAACCACCGTCGTCCCCATCGTGGTGATTGGGGTCTCTTTATCGATCCCGAGAACCACGAGAGCGTGTGCAAGGCCTGCCACGACGGGGAGATCCAGCGCGAGGAAGCACAGCTCCGCGCTTCGGAGAAGCGGTTCAAGTAGCCACCCCCGGGGGCGGGTCAAAAGTCTGAGGCAAACCGGGCCAAGACCGGTTGTTTAGTCTCCTTTTCGCGCGTGCGATTTGGAGACAAAAAGTTGAGGGTCCGGAGATGGCGGGTCGCAAGCGCAAACCGGATGCGCTGAAGCAACTCGCGGGCACTGCGCAGCCCTGCCGCATGAACCCTGATGCGCCGACGGCGAGCGAGGGTGAGGCCGAGGCGCCGGAATGGTTGAGTGAGCGCGCGGCGGAGATCTTCGACCAGCTCACCGCCATCATCGCCGGAATGGGGATCGCATCTCCCGACGATACGGCGATGTTGTCGATGCTGGCGTCCCGCCTCGAGGAGGTGGAGGTCTGCACCGCGGTGATCGAAGACCTGGGCCGCGTCTACACCTCGGAGACGAAGAGCGGGACCATGGTGCGCGGGCGGCCCGAGGTCGCCATGCGCAGCGAGGCGATGCGGCACGCACAGTCGCTGCTTTCCGAGTTCGGGCTGTCGCCGGCGGCGCGCTCGAAGGTCTCGGCCGTCACACCGCCCGAGTCCAACCCATTCAACGATCTCTGAGGCAGGCGCGGGTGCATGACGACGGGGTGCCCGCACGTCGCGGCTGCGCACGGCTATGCGCGCGGCGTGGTCGCCGGCACGATCCCGGCCTGCAAATGGATCGTGCTCGCCTGCCGTCGGCACCTCGACGATCTCGTCAAACAGTACGTCGATGGGTTCCCGTACCGCTTCGACGAGCGGAAGGCCTCGAAGGTTTGCAAGTTCGTCCAGCTCCTGCCCCACACTAAGGGGAAGTGGGCTCGCAAGGCCGAGCGGCTGAAGCTCGAACCCTGGCAGTTGTTCAAGACGGCCGCGATCTTCGGATGGGTCCGGAAGTCCGACGGTCTGCGCCGGTATCGCAAGGTGTTCCTCCTCATCCCGAGGAAGAACGCCAAGAGCACCTGGGCCGCCGGCATCGCCCTCTACCTGTTCGCCGCCGACGGCGAGCACGGTTCCGAGGTCTATTCCGGCGCCACGTCGGAGAAGCAGGCCTGGGAGGTGTTCCGCCCGGCCAAGCTGATGGCGCAGAAGACGCCGCAGCTCATCTCCGCGTTCGGGATCTCGGTCAACGCCAAGAACCTGCACATCCTCGGCAACGGCTCGCGGTTCGAGCCGATGATCGGCACGCCGGGCGATGGCTCCTCGCCCTCATGCTCGGTCCACGACGAGTATCACGAGCACGAGACCGACGTGCAGGTGGACACGATGGAAACCGGCATGGGCGCGCGCGAGCAGCCCTTGCTGGTCATCATCACCACCGCCGGCGACAACCTCGCCGGCCCCTGCTACGCGCTGCAGCTCGAAGCGCAGAAGGTGCTCGAAGGCGTCCTCGACGATCCCGAGCTGTTCTCGCTGATCTACACGGTCGATCCCGACGACGATTGGACGTCGGATCTGGCCTTGCGCAAGGCCAACCCGAACTTCGACGTTTCGGTCTCGGGCGAATACTTACAGACCCGCCAGCGCGCGGCACGCAACAACGCCCGCAAGGCCGGCGTCTTCAAGACCAAGCACCTCAATGTGTGGGTGCAGTCGCGGGCGGCCTACTTCAACGTCCAGCGCTGGATGGAGAGCGCCCGGCCCGGGCTGAAGATCGAGGACTTCAAGGGTCAGCCCTGCCGGGTCGGCATGGACCTGGCATCCAAGGTCGATATCGCGGCTTTGGAGGTGATCTTCGAGCTATCTCGCTGCGATTGCCCGGCCGCTGCCGAGCTGCGCGAGGCCGGGTTCCAGTACGCACGCTTCGGGCTCTACTTCCTGCCCGAGGCCGCGATCGAGGCCGGCGAGGCCGAGCACTACCGCGGCTGGCGCGACGCTCCGGAATCCTGGATCACCCAGACCGACGGCGAGATGATCGACTACTTCGAGATCCTCGACGCGATCGCGGGGCAGGAGGGCGAGGACGGCCAGCGTCACGGTGGCCTGCGCGGCGACTACCAGCTCGAAGAGGTGGCGTTCGATCCGGCACAGGCGACCATGCTGGTCACGGCGCTGACGAACGAAGGAATTCCCTGCATCGAGGTCCGGCCGCTGGTGCTGAATTTCAGCGAGCCGATGAAGCAGATGGACGGGTTGATCCGCTCGCGGGCGATCGCCCACGCGGCCGATCCCGTCTTCACCTGGATGCTGTCCAACGTCGTCGCCAAGCCCGACGCGAAGGACAACGTCTATCCGCGCAAAGAGCGCGCGGAGAACAAGATCGACGGCCCCGTGGCGCACATGATGGCGCTGGCCCGGCACATGTCGGGTGAGGAGCAGGGCCGCAGCAAGGGCTTCATCGACTATTGAGGAGGCCCGATGGCCTGGTCATTGTTCGGCCGGCGCCGCAAGGCCGAGGCCGCTTCCGTCGAAGCATCGACGTCGTTCGTGTCCTCGGACGCAGAGGCCTGGGACCGGATGCTTCCCGGTGGCCTCGGCGGCTCCATCTCGCCGGCGACGGCGATGCGCCACTCGGCGGTCTACCGGTGCGTGTCGATCCTGGCCTTCGCCTCGGCGATGCTGCCGCTGAAGACGTATCGCGAGCTGGACGACGGCGATCGCGAAGGCGACTCCAGACCGCCGGCGGCCGACCTGCTCCGCATCCGCCCCAACCCGCGAATGTCGCGCACCATGTGGGTGCGCTCGACGATCGCGCAGATGCTCCTGGAGGGCAACGGGGTCTCCTGGATCGAGCGGCGCGCCTCGGGCGAACCCGTCGCGCTGTGGCCGGTGCCGTTCCACCGGGTCCGGATTAGCCTTCACAACGATCGGCTCCGCTACGGCCTCACGCTCGACGACGGCCGCGCCATCGTCTGTGATCAGGACGATGTGCTCCACGTTCCCGGCTCGGCCGAGTGGGACGGGCTGAAGGCGAAGACGCCGATCCAGGCGATGGGGAGCGCGGTCGGGCTCGGCATCGAGGCCGACCGGTTCGCGCGCAAGTATTTCGAGAACGACGCTACGCCGTCGGGGTACGTCAGCTATCCCGCCGGCGCCAAGATCGGCGCTCCCGAGAAGGAAGAGTTCCGCGGCTACTGGCGCCGGACCTTCGGTGGCGAGGGGCGGCACTCCGGCCCGGCCGTCCTCGACCAGGGCGGCGAGTACAAGGTCATCCCGATCTCGGCGCAGGACGCCCAGCTCCTCGATACCCGCCGGTTCCAGATCGAGGACATCGCCCGCATTTTCGGCGTACCGCGCTTCCTCCTCGGGATGGACGAAACGAGCTGGGGCTCGGGCATCGAGGCGCTCGGCATCGGCTTCGTCACCTACACCCTCGACCCGCACCTCTGCGCCATCGAGGACGAGGTCAACCACAAGCTCTACGGCCGCGGCCGTCCGGCCCGACCGGGCCCGAACGCGGCCCGCTACCTCGCCGAGTTCGACCGGGACGTCCTGGTGCGCGGCAACATCGAGAGCCGGTTCAAGGCGTACCGCCTGGCCCTCGGCGGCTCGTCCGGCCCGGGCTGGATGACCGCCAACGAGGTGCGCCGCAAGCAGAACGACCGCGCCAGGCCCGAGGGCGACACGCTCGCCACCTGGACCGGGCCGGCAAAGCAGGGATCGAGCGACGGTGAAGAAAATCCTCCAACTGCTTGAGGCCAACCGTGATCGGGGCAGCTTCCGCGTGAAGGCGGAAGAGGGCTCGGACGAGGCGACGATCTACGTCTACGGCGCGATCGGCGACTACTACGGCATCGACGCACAGACCTTCGTGCGCGAGCTGGCGGCGATCGAGGCCTCGACGATCCACCTCCGGATCAACAGCCCGGGCGGCGACGTGTTCGCGGCCCGCGCCATGAAGACGGCGCTCGAGCAGCACGCGGCAAAGGTGATCGCGCATATCGACGGGCTCGCGGCGTCGGCCGCGTCCTTCCTGATGCTCGCGGCCGACGAGATCGAGATCTCGGAGGGCGCCTTCGTGATGATCCACCTTCCGTGGACCTTCGCCGTCGGCAGCGCCGACGATCTGCGGGCGTCGGCCGCGGTGCTCGACAAGGTCGGCGAAGCGATCGTCGGCGACTATGTGCGCCGTACCGGTAAGGGCGCGGACGAGGTCCTGGCCTGGATGAAGGCCGAGACGTGGTTCACCGCTGACGAGGCCGTCGCCGAAGGCTTCTGCGATCGCAAGGCCGGCGAGACCGCCGCGCCCGCGGACCCGGAGCAGGAAGAGCCTCCGCAGGAGCCGGCCGAGCCGGATCAGGAGGCGCCTCCGGCGAGCAACCTGTTCGACCTCTCGGCCTACCGCAACGCCCCGCGCGCGCTGAAACAGCGGGCGCGCACCCACTTCGACGCGCTCGCCGCCGATCGGCAGCGTGCCGAAGCGCGACTCGCCCTGATCGAGCGCGCCGCCTGAAACGCCGGCGCGCCGGCTCCGCAGCATCCCGAGACACAGCCGCCCGAGGGCGGCATTTTTTTTGGAGAACAGGACGATGACGCAGTCCATTCAGGCCCTGCGCGAAGAGCGCGCCGCCAAGGCCCGCGAGGCCCGCAACATCCTGGAGAGCAAGACCGGCAAGGATTGGACCGAGGCGGTCAAGAACCAGGTCGACGGCATCTATGCCGATATCGACCGGCTCGACGATCAGATCTCGCGTCACGATCGCATCCTCACGATCGAGGATAGCCTGGAGCAGCGCGCCGGCGGCGTCGCCGATCGCGATGGCCGCTCGGTGGACGAGAACACGGCGATCCTGGCTCGCGAGAAGGGCATCTTCAATGCCTGGGCGCGTGGTGGTCACGAGGGCCTGGACGACGCGCAGCGCGCCCACGTGAAGGCTCGCCGCGACGAGGCCCAGCGCATCTACGGCGCGCAGTCCGTCGGCACCGGCTCGGCCGGCGGCTTCCTCGCCCCGCGCGACTTCTCGGCCACCATGCTGGAGCGCATGGCTGCGTTTGGCGGGATGCGCGAGGTCGCGCAGATCATCCAGACCGACTCCGGCAACGCGATCGACTACCCGACCGTCGACGAGACCGGCAGCGAGGGCGAGATCGTCGGCGAGAGCGTTGCGGCCAGCGCCGGCGACATCACCTTCGGCACCCTCGACATCGGCGCCTTCAAGTACTCGTCGAAGGTGGTGGTGGTACCGCTGGAGCTGCTGCAGGACAGCCGCATCGACATCGAGAGCTACGTCAACGTCGCCCTCGCCAACCGCATCGCCCGCGTCACCAACCGCCACTTCACCGTCGGCACTGGCGTGAACCAGCCGCGCGGCGCCGTGGTCGCGGCGGCCTCCGGCAAGGTCGGTCCCGCGGGCCAGCTCGCCAGCGTCACCTATGACGACCTAGTCGATCTGGAGCATTCGGTCGATCCGGCCTACCGGACCAACGGCCGCTACATGTTCCACGATCAGTCGCTGAAGGCGCTGAAGAAGCTGAAGGACGGCCAGGGCCGCCCGCTGTGGCGCCCGGGCGTGACCGGCGGCGATGCCAACGACATCCTCGGCTACGGCTACACCATCAACCAGCACATGCCGGTGATGGCGGCTTCCGCGAAGTCGATCCTGTTCGGCGACTTCAAGAAGTACCTGATCCGCGATGTCATGGCGGTGACGCTCTTCCGCTTCGCCGACAGCCGCTACCTCGAAAAGGGCCAGGTCGCCTTCCTGGCGTGGTCCCGGCACGACGGCGACCTGATCGACGCCTCGAACGACGCGCTGAAGACCTTCCAGCACGCCGCTTCCTGAGGCTCACCGCCGGGCGGTGCTGCACCGCCCGGCTCCCCTCCACCATCGTAAAATCGAGGCCGGACCATGAAGATCCGCATGTTGACCGCCATGGCCGGCGACGTCTCTTACGCGCACGGCGAAATCGTCACCGTTGAGGATCGCATCGGCGAGGCTTGGACCAAGGCTGGGATCGCCGAGGTGGCACCGACGGCCGCGGCATCGGAGAAGGCCGCCAAGGATCTCCGCGTCCGCGTCGCCGAGCTGGAGACCGCGCTCGCCGACGCCGAGGCCGACCGCGATGCCCTGCGCATCCAGGTCGCCGCCCTCGCGGAGCAGAACGCCGCGCTGACCTTGGCTGCGACCACCGGCGCCACAAACGCCTGATCGCCGTCCACGGCCCGCTCTGGCGATCCTACGGGTATTCCGGACATGTACCGCAACGCCTTCAGCAGCCGCCAGCCCGCGGCGCCGCTGGTCTATGTGCGCGTCACCCCGCCGACGGGCGATGTGGTCGCTCTCGCCCGGGCTCGCGCGCATCTCCGCCTCGACCCGGCCGACGCCGATCCCTTGGAGACCGATCTCCTTGAGGCAGCGATCGCCGGCGCGGTCGGGCACCTGGACGGTCGCGGCCAGGGTACGCTCGGGCGGGCGCTGCTGACCCAGAGTTGGCAGGCGACCGGCGATCGCCCGGCCGACGATGCAGCCGGCCGGATGCCGGGCTTCGTCTTGGAGCTTCCACCGCTACGCGAGGTGGAGAAGGTCGAGCGGCGTGTCAGCGGGCAGTATCAGGAGCTGCCGGCCGGCACATGGGAAACCGTGCGCCTCCCAGCCGAGCGGGTCGCCGTCATCCCCGCCGACGGCGCATCCTGGCCCGAGGCCGATTTCCACCCGGCCGCATGGCGCATCACGTTCGCAGCCGGCTACGGCACCGGCGACGACGTGCCGGCGCCCATCCGCGCCGCGATCCTGCTGATGGTCGCGGATCTCTACGACAACCGGGACGGCAAGACGCAAGCGAACCTCGTCGAGAACCCGACGGTCGAGCGTCTGCTCAATCCCTTCCGCGCCATCGGGGTCTGAGCCATGCAGGCGGGCCAGCTCGACCAGCGCGTCACCTTCATGCGGCGCGAGCGGGTGCCCGGCAAGCCGGCGGGGCGCGGCGACTTCATCGACCTGATGAAGGTCGCCTGCGCCTTCCGGCCGCTCTCGGGCCGGGCGCTCGCCGAGGCGGGTTCGCTCACCGACGCGATCGAGGGCAGCATTTGCGTGCGGGATACCGCCCGCACCCGCGGCCTCACCGTCGCCGATCGCGCCGTCATCGATGGCCGCGACATGGCGATCGAGTCGGTGCAGCCGTCCGACCGCTCGGGCTGGCTCTGGATCAAGGTGAGCCGCCGGAAGGCGTCGTCATGATCGGCGTCGGAGATCTCCTCTCCTTCGGCAAGATCGGCTGGGGCGCCGTCAGCGGCGTCGATGCCTTCGCCGAGGCGCTGGCGCAGTACAGCGTGAAGCTCGTGCTACGTTCGAAAAACATCGACGCGGAGGCGGCGGCCGACATCGTCGAGCGCGCGCAGGCCGCGGTCCCACGCGATAGCGGGCGACTGTTCGGAGGCATCCAGGCGCAGCTCGCCGACGACGTCTGGACGGTCACGGCGAGCGCGATCAACCCGCGCGGCCGGTTCGACATGGATTACGCCTTTCTCGTCGAGCACGGCACGCAGGCCGGCGTTCGGGGCGGTCGGCGGGGCGGCACCGTCCAGGTCGGCGGTCGCTCGCGCGCCGGCGCCTTCAACCCCGAGACCGGCCGGCGCTACCGCGTGGCGAACGCCAACCGGACATCCGCCCGCACCCACCCCGGCACCCAGCCGCAGCCGTACTTCTACCCCGCCGTCGACGCGGTGATGGAGGAGCGGGGCCAGCGCCAGGCCGAAACCCTGAACGAGTCGCTATGATCCCGGAACTCGCCCTTCGCGACGGCGTGATGGAGCTGCTGCGCGCCTCGCCCGAGGTCGCGGCCCTCGTCCAGGACAAGGTGTTCGACGGTGTCCCGAGCGACAACGACGCGGCCGAGCTGCCGTGGATCGCGATGGGTCCGATCAGCAGCCGGCCAGTGGATGCCGGCGAGGCCTACGGCTGGATCGTCACCCTGAAGGTGTTCGCGGAGTCGGCCGACTTCGACCGGACGCCGGCCTGGACGATCGCCCGGGCGGCGATCGCCGCCGTCGCCAAGGTGCAGCTCCCCGACGGGGACGTCTTCCTCGACGAGCTGAAGATCAACGGCGCCGGCGACGTCATCGACCCCGGCGCCATCAAGACCGTCTGGTTCGACGTCGCCTGCCTGATGGCGGCCGGCTGACCCCCTCCCCTGAGACAACCCGGAGACGACAATGGCCCAGCCCAACGCGTTTGGGGGCAAGGACCTGCGCGTGATGCGCAAGTCCGGCCCCGCCGATGCCGCCCCAAAATTCATGGGCACCATCACCACAAAGGGGCTCACCGAGACGGTCGAGTACGACGACGCCACCGTCCCGAACACCGACAACCCCGACGCCGTCTGGGCCCGCCGCTCGCTGGCGAAGGGCACGGCCTGGTCTGTCAGCATTTCGGGCGTCGCTGATCCGCTGGCCTATAAGCAGATGCGCGCCGACATGAAGTCGGGCGTGCCGACCTACCTGCAGATCCAGGTGGCCAAGCCCCTCGCGCAGGGCGGTGGCCGCTGGGACGGTGCGGTCCTCTACGAGAACCTGCAGATCCAGTCCGACGCGGGCGGCGTCGTCAAGTTCACCGGTCAGCTTCGCGGCGACGGTGATCTGGATTGGACCGACGCGGCGGCGGGCGGCGCATGAAGACCGACACCTCCGCGACCGCGCTCCACGCGGATTTCGCCGGCCGCACGCTCAAGTTCGAGCTGCGCATCGGCGAGATCGGCGAGCTGGAACGGCGCTGCAACGCCGGCATCGGTGAAATCATGGTGCGGCTGGCAGCGCACCGGTTCTTCGCCCACGACATCGTCGAGCCGATCCGGCTCGCGTTGATCGGCGGCGGCCTCTCGCAGGCCGATGCCGAGACGCTGATGCGCTGGAACGTGTTCGGCCGTCCGCTGGCCGAGAACCTGCAGCTCGCCGGCAGCATCCTCGAGGCGGCCGTCTCCGGGGTGCCGGCGCCGGGAAATCCGGCGACGGAGGGGGCGAGCGACGCAGCCCCGGAGACCTCTCCGTCTTCTACCGATCCGGCGGCATGATGGGGCTGACGCCCCGTCAGGTCGATGCGCTGACGCTGCCTGAGATGGCGGCGATGTTCGAAGGCTTCCGGCAATTCCACTCCGGAGCCAAGCCCGACGAAGAGCCCGAGGAGCCCAGCCTCGACGCCTTCTTCGCCGCCCGGGCCGAGGCCATGGCCGCCGGCAACCTCTGACAGCGGACCTTCCCCATGGCCGAACCGCTCCGCATCCGCTTCGCGACGGACCATTCCGCCGCGAAGTCGGGGATGCAGGACCTCGCCGCGTCCGTAGTGGCGAACATGATCAAGGTCTCGGATGCCCTGGACGACGGCATCAAGGCCAACGGCGGCTACGCGGCGACCTTCAAGACGCTGGCCACCAGCGTCGGCAAGGACGCGCTCAACGTGGCGAATGCCGGTCTCTCGACGGCGGCCAACACCAACCTCTCCATCGTCGCCACCGCCGGCGCGATCGGCAAGGCGGCGGCCGAGACGAAGACGGCCGGCGTTGCCATGAACGTCGCGGCGGGCGCTGCGCGTGCGCAGGCCTCCTTCGCGTTCGCCGTGGTGCGCAACGAGGCGACGCAGACCATGCGGATGCTCGCCTCGTCGCCGCTGGTCGTCGGCAGCGTCGTCGGCCTCGCAGCGGCCGTGGCGGGATACCAGTTCGTCACGTCCGCGATCGAGCAGGCGAACGCTCAGATCGAGAAATTCATCGCGCTCGGCAACAACGCCAGCCGTGCCGGCGTCGGCGTCGAGTTCTGGCAGCGCTTCCTGGAAGGCGCCAAGTCGGCAAAGCTCGAAGTCGCCGAGGTCGAGGCGATGCTGAAGAGTGCCGGCAAGGCCGTCACCCCGCGCTTCGAGGAAGAGGACCCGATCAAGAAGCGCCTCTCGGAGCTGTTCGACTCCGGCTACCTCGGGAACTACGAGGGCGAGGGCATCTCGCAGTACCGCGCCGCCGGGAACAACGAGGAGCGGATCCGCGCCGCCCTGCAGGCGATGCGCGAGCTGATGAACCTCGGTGATCGCCTCGCCGCGATCGACCTGGGCGAGAAGCTCTTCGGCAGCGAGACGGCCGAGCTGCTGCGCTCCGGTCGCCTCGACATCGAGGCGATGGCCGCAGCCCTGGACCGGCAGCGCGACGACCTGGTGAAGCAGGAAGAGGTCGATCGGGCGCAGGAGTTCCGCGACCGCCTGGACACGGCCTACAAGACGATCAACGATTTCTTCCTCGTCTCGGTGGCGTTGGAGGGCAGCGGCCGGGCGATCCTGGACACCTGGCTCGGCATCGTCGAGGGCATCGCTCAGGCGACCAAGAACCTCGGCACCTTCTACAACAAGGTCCAGGATGTCCAAGCCGAGGGCGCCAAGGGGTTCTTCGGGAAGCTGTTCGGCGACAAGGCAGGCGCGGTCGCGGGCGTACTGGCCGCGGATTATTTCGGGACGATCAAAGATGCGACGGTCGCGATGGCCGGCATCACGCAGGAAGGCCTGCGGGACCAAGCCTACGGCACCCGCACCCTGTACGACAAGCCGATCGGCCCGGAGATGCCGCCGGCGCCGGCGGGCACGATCACCAACGCGCCGATGCCGCCGCGCCGGCCGCTCGACATGGTGCTCAACCCGGAAAAGTACGGGATCGGGGTGAAGCCCACCGGCTCGAAGGGCAGCGAGGGCGGCACCGACGCCGTCGAGACCTTCATTAACAGCCTGGAGAAGTCGGTGGCGGGGCTGAAGGCGGAGACCGAGGCCTTCAGCAAATCGAACGCTGAGAAGGCTGCAGCCATCAACCTGGCGAAGCTGCGCGAGACGGCCGAGCAACAGGGCATCACCCTCACCGAGGCGCAGATCGCGAAGACCAAGGCGGCCTCGGAGGCCGTCGCGACCTACAAGGACAAGCTCCAGGACCTGGAGCAGCAGGAGCGCCAGACCGCGGATGCGGCCCGGCACTTCGGCAACACGCTCTCCGACGCCCTCGGGGATGCGATCCTCGAAGGAAAGGGCCTGCAGAACATCCTCCTCGACGTGTCGAAGATGATGGTCCGCAGCGGCCTGCAGGCGATGATGACGGGGCAAGGGCCGCTTGCCGGCCTGCTCGGCACGGCGCCGGCGGCCAGCCAGGGCGGCAACGCCGTCGGCGGCCTCGCCGGCATGTTCGCCTCCGTCTTCCGCGCCAACGGCGGCCCGGTATCGGCGGGCCGCCCCTACACCGTCGGCGAGATGGGGCAGGAGATCTTCGTGCCCGACTCCAACGGCCGGGTGATGCCGATCTCCCGGGGCGGGTTCGGCGGCATGGGCGGCCCGGCGTTCCAGATCATCGATCAACGCACCATGGCCGCGCCGGCGCCCGAGGTCCGCCGCGGCCCGGGCGGGTCGATGCAGATCCTCCTGCGCGACCTGGAAGGCGGGATCGGCCAGCGCGCAGCGCGCGGCCAGGGCGCCTTCGCCGGCGCCGTCAGTGGACCCGACCGCCGCAAGGGCTGATCCATGACCATCGAAGCCTGGCCCCCGGGCCTGCCGGACCTAGTCGGTCTGGCGGGCTCTCTCGGCTCGTCCCAGCTCTACGAGCCGGCGCAGACCACGCGGATGGATGACGGCCCCGGCCGGACCCGCCGGCGCACGCTCACCGTCGAGACGCCGCGCAGCATCACCCTGGTGCTGAAGCGGGCCGAGTTCGAGCTGTTCCTGCAGTTCGTCCGCGTCACGCTCAACAACGGCGCCAAACGCTTCACCGCTCGCGTGCGCCTGCCGTCCGGCCGGGTCGGCACCCGCACCTGCCGCATCGACGGGGCCGTATCCGAACAGGATGCCGGCCCGCACAGCCGCGTGACCTTCACCCTCCGTGTTTACGACTGGTGATCCCGCCATGACCCTGAAAGCCGCGCTCGCCGAGTCCTACGCGTCCGGCGACGAAGAGGGCGTCGTGGTGACGGCGGCGCAGATCGACCACGAGAGCTTCGACACGCCGATCTTCGTCGTGACCGGCCTCGATACGGCCACCGGCGAACCGGCCGAGAAGGTCGGCCTGCCGATCGATGAAGGCGGCGCCGCGGTTCCGCACACGCCCTGCGCCTTCACCTTCGTCCGTACCGGCGCCGACCATGACGGCCCGACCGACGGCAAGGTCCAGATCGACAACGTGAGCGACCTGCTGCACGGGCCGCTCAAGGGCGCGATCGGCTACAACGCGGCGATCAGCATCACCTTCCGGCAGTACCGCGTCCTGCCCGGCGCGCTTTCGGCCGTGACCGGGCCTGACGAGGTGATCGAGGGCCTGCTCCTCACCACGGTCGATCTCACCGCCGACACGGCCGAGGGCACCCTGTCGTGGCCAGACGGGCGCGATCAGAACGTGCCGACGGGCCCGAACGCCTTCTTCGACCGCGCAAACTACCCCAGCCTGTTCTCGTGATCGAACGGGCCGCCTTCCTCACCGGCCTGCGCCGGCGGCCCTACGATCCCGTCGGCTTCAACTGCTGGCACGCGGCGAGCCTGATCGAGCGCGAGCTGTTCGGCCGCGCGCTGCCGCTGGTCGAGATCGAGGGGATGGGCTTCCGCGAGCGCGTGGAGGCCTTCGCCTCTCATCCGGAGCGCCGGGCTTGGCGCGAGATCGCGGCGCCGATCGACGGCGCTTTCGTGCTGATGGGCCGCGCCCGTGGCCGCGAGCACCATTGCGGCGTCTGGCTCGCCGAGGGCGGCGGCCGGATCTGGCACGGCGACGCTCCGCACGGCGTCATCGACGACACCCCGCTCGAGCTGGCGCAGTCGCGCCGCTGGCTTCTCTCCTACCACGCCCCGGTCTGATCCATGACTGTCGTCGCGCTGACCAACGTGGCGGGCCAGGCCCGCGGCGAACCCATCCGGCTGGCCGGTCGCCGTCGGCGGCTCTCGACCATCGTTGCGCGTCACCGCCCGGTCGGCCGGCGCATTCTCGTGTCGGTGCATCGCAACGCGATCGACGAAGCCTCCCTCGTGCCGAGCGATGCGACCGTGCGGCTGCGGGAGACCTGGAGCCGCACCCTGGTCGGCCCGCGGGACGTCGTCGTCATCACCATCCTGCCGCTCGGCGGCGGGGGCAGCAGCAGCGGCGGCGGCGGCAGCAAGAGCCCACTCGGCATCGGGCTGGCGATCGCCTCGATCGCACTGATCGCGATCGCGCCCTACGCGGCGCCGGCGCTGGCGGGTGCCGCGGTGTTCGGCGCTGGCGTCGGTGCCACCACGGGCACGCTCGCGACCGCCATTCAGGTCGGCATGGTGGTGGGCGGCGTGGCGCTCGGGGCCGCGGCGCAGCTCGCCAACGGCGCCGGCGCGAAGACCAAGAACCGGACGCTCTACAGCGTCAGCGGCGGCGGGAACGTGCCGCGTGAAGGCGCGCGCAAGCCCCTGCTCTACGGGCGGTGCTGGTCGACGCCGCCGCTCTCCCAGCGCGATTTCTTCCGTTACGAGGGCGACACCATGGTCCTGACCAAGCGGATGACGCTTGGCCTCGGCCGCTTCAAGATCCACGCCATCAAGGCCGGCGGGGCGACGTTCTGGACCGAGGCCGGCGGTCTTGAGGGGGCCTTCAACGTCGCCGGCAACGCCGTCGAGTTCCCCTATGAGACGGCTTCGCAGCTCGCCGTCGGCGACGCGGTGTCCAGCGGCGACGTCGCCGGGCTGGAGCTGCCGCGCCCGGGCAGCAACCCGGCCGTCACGCCGTGGTACCGGCTGCAGCCACAGGGCGTCTCCGTCGATCAGGCCCTGCTGTCCTGGTCGTACCAGTCGGTGTCGCGCACGTCGTCGGCCGGGCGCCAGGCCGCGGGCTACGCCGGCGTCGTCTTCATGGCGCGCCGCATCGATCCGGTCACCGGCGCAGGCATGGGTGCGCCGTTCGAGCTGCTGCGCGACGCCATCGGCCCGGTGCTGAGCCCGGCGACCGCCCTGCGCTATTCCAGGACGGTGCGCCTGCCCGCCCGCGGCGCGTACGAGGTCTATGGGCAGAACCTCTACCCCGACGCCGCCTTCGCCGAGAACAAGGCGAGCTGGGACGAACTGGTCGGTCTCATCGATGACGTCCGGATCCGGCCGGCGACGTCGGAGATCGTGATCCAGGTCCGCGCCGGCCCGGGCTTGAACTTTGCCGCCTTCAGCGATGTGAGCGTCCTCGCGACCCGCATCCTGCCGGTGTGGAACGGCTCGACCTGGACGGAAGAGCCGACCCGCAAGGCGGTGTGGGCCGCGGCCGACCTCGTGCGCAACGAGTACGGCCTCGATCAGCCGGAAGGCTTCGACCTGGCAAAGGCGCTCCACTACATCGGCGAGCTGAAGGCCGACGACACGTTCGACGGCGCCCTGCCCGAGGTCTCGTCCTATTGGGAGGCCGCCGGCATCGTCCTGCTGCCGATGCGGGCCGATCCGGTGAAGGTCGGCGTGGTGCATTCGTTCGTGCGCGACGAGAGCCGCGCCGAGCCTCGCCACGTCCTCACCCGCCGGCAGATCGTGCGCGACTCCGGCGGCGCCAGCTTCCAGCTCCTCGGCGAGGGCGGGGACGTCATCGTCGAGTTCGACCGCGACGGCGATCCGAAGCGGCCCGACGAGGCGCGCTACAGCTACGGCACGCCCTCGCGCACGCCGCGGCGCTACAAGGTGCCGGGGATTACCGACGGCGATCATGCCTATCGCCACGCCAAATGGCTGGCGCTGGTGTCGGTGTTTCGCGGCGCCTCGCGCACCGTCGTCACCGAATGGGACGGGCGCCTCGTCTACCCGGGCGACCACGTCCTCTCGGATCTGTGGTTCCTGAAGGGGCCGGTGGTCTACGGCGTCGCCGGCGCCGTCGGCCGCGTCCTCACCCTGGATTGCGACGCGAACCTCTCCTCCGAATGGGGCTTCGGCTCGATCCGGACCCGGTTCGGCCGGGAGTGGGGCATCCTGCGGATGCGCGGGCTGGGTGCTCGCCGCGTCGAGCTGCACCCCGACGACGTTGCGATCGCGGAAGCCCGCCTCGTCCAGACGGTTGATGGGCCGATCCGGCTTGCCCTGGCCGACGTGCTCGCTCGCGACACGCAAGATCCGACCACCCTTGTCGTCGGCGAGCTCGAGGAGCTGCAGGAAACCTACGTCGTCCGCGCGGCCCTTCCGACCGATGCCGACCACGTCCGTATCGAGATGCTGCAGGACGATCGGCGCATCTGGGAGCTGCTGGGCGAAGAGGTACGCGGCCCGGTGCCGGTCAATCCGGACGCCCTGGCCGAGCCGCTGCTGCCGAACATCAAGACGCTGCGGGGCCGGTGCGAGCGCATCGAGACCGGCATTGAGGTTGTGTGGAGCATCGCGCCGCCCCGCGGCGCCCGCTCCTACGATGTCTGGCTCTCCTACGACGGTGACGTCACCCGCGAGCGGCTGTCGAGCGGCACCGCGATCGAGGGCCGCGCGCCGATCCGGCAGTCCGAGGCCGTCGTCACGCTGATCGCCGTCGCCTATGGTAGCACCGGCCTGGCTGGCCGTGAGGCCGAGACCACCTTCTCGACGGTGGCGCCGATCGTGCGCGGCGAAGTCGTCGATATCTCGACCCTGACGCCGATTCCCTATGAAAAGCTGGGGCCGGACGCGCAGGGCAAGATCGCCGAGGCGAATGCAAAGGCTGATGTGGCAAAGGCGGCGGCCGACGCCGCGAGCCAAGAGGCGGCCAGTGCCCTCGCCAGCGCTTATGGCCGGGTCGATGAATTGATCCGGGGGCTTGCTGTAGACCCGGCGGTACGGGTCGGCCACATCAACGCCGTCATGGGCGACGTCCGCAAGGACATCTCGCTCCTGACCGAGGCGACCTTCCGGCTCCTCGCCGACGTGGCGACCCTGCGCGACAATCAGGCGGCGGCTGGCATCGAGATCCTGCCGGACGAAGGCCGCGTCCGCATCGCCGCCGTGGCGAAGCTGGAGGCCGAGACCGGCCAGCGCCTGACCTCGCTCTCCGTGCTGGTCGATGCGCTCAAGGGGCAGATCGACCTCTACGGATCGGTCCAGGGCAAGGACGTGTCGGGCCTCGTCACCGACATCAACGCCGTCCGTGTTCGCCTCGATGCCGTGGCTGCGACGGTCTCGACGCTGGCGACCTCGGCGCAGTTCGACGGGGTGAGTGCACGTCTCGGCACGGCCGAGCAGACCATCACCGCACAAGGCGCGGCGATCGAGCAGCGGGCCACGCTCACCACGGTGAACGCGCAGGGCGTCCGCCTGAGCAGCGCGGAGACCCGCATTTCGGCGACAGAAGGCAGCATCCGCAACGTCGTCACAGCCGCCGGCACGAGCGCCGTCGATCTGCCGCTGATGGTCGGCACGCTGGCGCAGATGCTCGACTACCTCGGCGAGCAAACCGGGGGCCTGTACGAGCACGTCGCCCGCGCCGAGACCGCCACCTCCGCCAATTTCGACGAGGCGGGCCGGTCCGTCGCCGAGGTGTCCACGCGGTTGCTCGCCTTCCAGGACGACACGGCGGCGCAGTTCCTGACCGTCACGCGGGCGATTGCCGGCAACGGTGAGGCCCTGGTGCAGAGCCAGACCTTGCTTTCGGCGCAGGTCGGCAAGGTCGCGGCGGACGTCACCTCGGAGATCCAGGTGCGGGCCGCGGCCGACGCGGCGCAGACGACCCGCATCGACGGGGCGGTGTCGCGGATCGGGACCGCCGAGGCGCGGATCGTGACGGAGGAGCAGACGCGCGCTAGCGAGACCGGTGCCTTGTCGCAGCGTGCCGCCAGCCTCGAGGCCCGAACCGGCACCAACGAGGCCGGCATCATGAGCCTCAACAGAGCCGTCACGGATAATCAGAGCGCCACCGCCTCGCAGTTCCAGGGCGTCAACGCGCGCTTCGGGACCGTGGAGGGCAAGGTCGCCGCGGCGGAAGGCAACATCCAGACGCTGTTCAGGGCCTATGCCGACGGCGACAGCGCGCTGAGCCAGCGCATCGACACGACGAATGCGCGTGTCGGCGGCGTCGAGGCGGGGTTGGTCACGGAGCAGAAGGCGCGGGCCGACTCTGTCAGCGCACAGGCGGAGCGCACAACGCGTTTGACTGCACAGACCGACGCAGACCGGATTTACCTGCAAGGGGTCGCCCGACAGACGGACAGCGATCGGGGCTACTTTCTCGCCTCGGAGCGTGCTCGGATCGACACGGAGGGGGCCCTCAGTCAGCAGATCGCCGGGCTCGGCGCGCGAGTCGGGAACAACGAGGGCACGATCAACCAGGTCTCCACCGCGCTCTCGAACACGGTACAGGCGCAGGCTGGCACCAACATCGATCTGTATGCTCGCTCGGATGCCGGCACCGCGTTCGGCCGGATCAGGTTCGAGGGAGTGTCGGCGCCGGCCGGTGTGGCGGTCCGGTTCTCGATCCAGCTTTCGACCGAGCGGAATGGCTTCTACCGCAACTCCGGCCTGTTCATGGACATCCTGGGCGATGGTTCGTCCCGGATCCTGTTCGACGCAAACCTGATCGCCTTCACCGCCAACGGAGGGACGACCTATCCGTTTCGCTTTACCGGTGCCGAGACGTACATCGACACTCTTCGTGTCGGGCCGGGCAATCTGCTGCCGAACAGTATCTCTCAGTCGAATGCCGGCTTCGACCCCAATTCCAACTCCATTAGCTTTAAGGTGAATGTTCGGCCTGGGTCCGCGGTGCTGATCTTTGCCGAGTTCTACGGACAGCCGGACCAACCCTTGGCGCCGGGCCAGCAAGGTATCTTGCGCATCGCGCGTGATGGCGTTGCCCTGCGCGATAAGGGAATGAACTACTACGTAACGCGCGCGGCCAACGGGAATACAGTTCAGACCCTTGGCACAGAGGCGTTCTACCGCGACGTGCCGCCCCCCGGCGAGCGCACCTACACGATTGCCGCGACCAACGGTCAGAGCGGCGTCGCCTACACCTTCTTCGAGATCACCGGCTCCTAGGCCGTCGCGTCTCTGAGCGCCTTCTGCACGACCCCGCGAACAACTCCGCTCTGCCATCCCCTCGCCTCTGAGGACGCTCGCCTATGCCTCTCTACGGCCCCTCGACCGCCACCGCGACGGTCACCGCGAACACCAACTCGGTGGCGATCGCCGGCATGGATCTGAACGCCGTCGTCCAGCAGGGCATGACGATCAGTTTCGGCGCTCGCGACCGGGCTGTCGGCGACGCCTGGATCATCAACACGGTGGTCCCAAACGGCACGAACGGCGGCACGCTCACCACCGCGGGCAGCATCTCGACCGCCTACAACAGCGTGCCCTTCCTGATCGACACGCGGGGTTTCAACGGCACCGACTCCAGCTTCGCGGCGGCGGTGAGCCTGAAGCTGCTGGCGACGCTCACCAACCTGCTCGGCACCGCCACCAACCTGTTCGCGGGATCGCGTCAGCTCGTGCTCGACAAGGTGGCGAGCACCGCAATCGGGCGCGTCGCCTTTGCCATCGCCGGCCGGACCTGGGGCGACATCGCCCAGCGCAGCCTCACCTACACCCCGACCGGGGGGCAGGGAGCCGCCATCGAGACGCTGGCCCTGCGCGCCTTCCCCGACGGTGCCACTCCGATCGATGCCCTGTTGCTCGACCTCACCACGGGCACGGGCGATCTGCGCAAGGGCAACACCTTCATGGTGGCGGCGAGCATGGTCGATCTCGGCTCGGCGCCTGCCGGCAAGGTTTCGATTTCCGGCTCTGCCCCGATCAACTCATTTGGCCCCGGTCGTCATCTCGACCGCCTCGTGCACATCCTGGAGGGCGGCAGCACGATCACGCACAACGGCGTGAGCCTCATTCTCCCCGGCGGCGTCAACATCGTGACCCGGCCGGGGGACTGTTTCCATGCCACGTCCGACGCGTCGGGAAACTGGCGCGTGCGCGACTACCAGCGGGCCACCGGTCGACCGCTGTTTACGCCCACGGTCGTCGCCGGCAACAGCGGCCCGACATCGATCCCCGGTGGTGTCACGCGATACTTCACGCACAACCTCGTCGGCGCGTCGGCCTTCAACGTCTACGTCCTAGCCGGTCGCCGGGGCATCTTCCGAAACCTGCGCGTTGTCGGCGTCGATACGCCGGGCTCCGGTCAAAGCGTCAAGTTCACCCTGCAGAAGCTCTTCAGTGACACCGCGCTGACCTGCACCATGACGGCCGGCAATGCAGCGAGCGATCTCGTCAACAGCGTCGCGTTCGAGCCGGGCGAACGCTGGTCGATCAAGGCCGAGACGAGCGCCGGGGCCAATCAGCTCAGCAATTACCTCTTCGCCATGGACTTCGAGGTCACGGACTGATGGCAACGCTTTTGCAAATTCGCGACGATCAGGGGCGCAAGCTCACCCTGCACATGATCGAGGATGGCGAGCCGCGTCCCGATTTGCCGGTTGGATGGTCCTTCGAGCCGGTCGATGACGCTCCGCTCTGGACAGCGCCGGCCAACGCGATCTCGGACCGCCAGTTCGCGCAGGCGCTCGCGCTTGCCGGCACCATCTCCGAAGCCGAGGCGCTGGCCTGGACCGCGCGGGGCGATCTGCCTGCAGCCATGGAAGCCGCGCTGGTGAAGATCCCCGAGGCGGGCGGCCACCGCTTCGGCGCGCGGATGATGCTGGCCGGCGCGACCAGCTTCGAGCGCGACCACCCGCTCACCGATCAGCTCGGCGGCCTGCTCACCAACCCGGCCACCGGCCAACCCTATGACGCTGCGGCGCTCGATGCGCTGTGGTCGCGCGCCGCCGCCTTGTGAGGAGCGATCCATGCTGACCCTGACCAAGACCGTCACGACGACGGAAACGCTCGATACGCCCGAGGCCATCGCCGACCACGTGCACGCCGAGTTCCTGCGGCGCGTCGAGGCGGCGCCTTTCAAGTTCGGCGACCGGGTCCGGATCACCAGCCGCGACGGGATCCCGCCCGAGTTCATGATCGGCGACGTCGGCACGGTGATGCTGTGCGATCCGGAGTTCTCGCAGCTCACCACCCTGTTGGGCGTGAACACCACCGGGATGACGATCCAGTTCCCGGTGCCGACGGCGAACCTCGAAGCCGCCTGAGACCGACCCGCTCGCCGCGCCTCCCGGCCCGAGCCCGACACGTCCCCTCGATTTCGGAGAACACCACCATGACCGTCGCCGAGATCCGGCGCGCGCTCTTGGCGCGCGGGTATGCCATCGATACGGCCGGCGGCCTGGACGGGGCGATCCGCGCCTTCCAGCGCGATGCCGGGCTCGAACCCGACGGCGACGTCGGCCCGCTCACCCGGGCCGCCTTCGCCAAGCCGATCCCGGCCAAGCCGAGCGGCACGGTGGCGCCGATCGGCGGCATCGCCGACCTCGTGACGGTCGCGCGGCTGCGGCGCTTCGAGCCGTTCGCCCGCGCCGACATCCTGGCGGCGATCGCCGCCAGTGCGCCGGCGATCGAGGCGGCCGGCATCACCACACCGAAGCGCCTGACGCACTTCCTGGCGCAAGTCGCTCATGAGTCCGCCGGTCTCGCCCGCACCGAAGAGGCGCTGTCCTACTCGGCCGCGCGCATGGTGGAGGTGTGGCCGAACCGATTCCCGACGGTCGCCGCCGCGGCGCCCTACGCCCGCAACCCGCAGGCCCTGGCGAATAAGGTCTACGGCGGCCGGCTCGGCAACCGCCTGGCCGGCGACGGCTGGCGCTACCGCGGCGGCGGCGGCCTCGGGACCACGGGCCGGGCGAACTACGCGGAGGCCGGCTTCGAGGCCGATCCGGACGCGCTGCGCCGTCCTGAGAACTTCCTGGCGCCCGCGCTTCTCTACTGGCGCACCCGCGGCTGCAACGCGCTGGCCGATCGGGACGACGTCGTCGGCATCACGGTGAAGATCAACGGCGGCAAGAACGGCCTCACCGACCGCCGCAAGCGCCTGGCGGCGGCCGAGCGCGTCTTCGTCGCCTGACCCGTTCCGAGCGCCGGCGGTTCCCGGCGCCCCTCCCCTCTCGGAGATCTCCCCATGTCGAAGCTGATCCTCGCCCCCGGCGTCGTCGCCGGGTTGCTCGCGCTCGCCGGTGCCCTCTCCGCGGCCTTCGGCTACCCGCTCGCCGGCGCCATCCTGGCCGATCCCGGCACGGCCGTGAACGCCACCATGGTGGTCACCGGTGTCGTCGGCCTCGTCGCCGGCATCCTCGGCGGCGTTCGCGGGACCGGTGTCCCGGCCCTGCCTGCCCCGGCCATCGCAGCAGGGCTGTTCGCCCTTACGAGCGCGCTCGCCGCCGCGGCCGGCTACCCGCTCGCCGGCGCCATGCTGTCCGACCCCGGCACCGCCACTCAGGCGACCGCGGTGCTGACCGGTCTCGGCGCCGTCGTCGCCGGCATCCTGCCCGGGCTGCGCAAGCCCGCCGCGTGACCCGACCGCCGCCCGCCGCTCCCGGCGGGCGGTTCCCGCGCGGAGACGACGATGCCCGCCTATCCGCCGCCCGTACCACCTGCCGTCCTGATCCGCGCCGGGCTCGATGCCATCGGTGCCGAGCTGGCGACGCGCCTCCCGCTCTCCGAACCGAGACACCGTGCCATGGCTCAGAGCAACGATCTCGCCCTCGACGCCTCGCCGGCCGAGCGCATCGCCGTCTCGCTGGCGCGCCTCGACGAGCGGCAGAAGGCGATGCAGGACACGGCCGACGCCCGCCACGGACAGCTCGTCGCCATGCTGGCCGAGTTCGTGCCGCGCGCGGAGATCGAGTTGAAGCACACCAACATCGGCATCCGCATCTGCGCCGTCGAGGATCGCGTGGGAAAGATCGAGGCGCGGACCTGGAAGGTGGTCGCCGGCATACTGTCGGCGGTTGGCACTGCCCTGGCCAGCGCGATCACGCTACACTTCCGGGGCGGTTAGCGACCATCACCTCCCCTCGACCCGTTGACCGTATCGCGGCGCCCCCTGGCTTCGGCCGGGGGGCGCTTTTTGCGTTTCGGCGCGGCGGAACGGGTCCTTCGCGGTGGGACAAAACCTGGCAAAAACCCTTATCACTCAGCAGGCGCAATGATGGTCCCACCGGGGCTTAAACTGCTGTGCCTTCTCACTTAGTGAGGTCCGTCCCTGGGCACCATCTTTCTGAAGAGCATTTCGCCTCAGAAAATCAGGTTTTCTGATCCCTCTTATTGAGATTACCGCTTCGCCGTCCTCTTTGCCGGCGTTTAGCGACGTATCGCTGACCCTTCGGAAAGGGTCATGCCTCTGCCCATCCTCTCAGAACATTCCGGCTGGACTGGCGCCGACCGATTTCTTTCTCGGCTTACGGGTGCAGCCGGTTGCCGGCTGCGTCATTTCCCTGAGTGCCGCACGCCGCTGACCTGACCAAACGGACCGTCTGACTCGTTCGCCAATCGACCGACAAGAGCCCATGGTGAGGGAGGGGTTCTTCGAGAGGCAACCTCCTGACGATCACCGACACCTGCGAGGATCGGCGCTTCTCCGGCCTGCTTCCTCCACGAGGGCAGCAGCAGTCCTACGTTACCGGAAGCGTGCTGCGAGCTTGCTCGATGCTCCGGGATCGACGCGATGCAGCCGCTCCAGAGCGCGGATCGCCTCCCGCTCCACCGATTGGTGGTAGGCCGCCTTCACCTGATCCACGCGTTCGATGAGAACATTGAGCTTTTCGAGTGGCGTCAGCTCGCGAGCAGCCTCCCCCACCTCTGCCAGTTCCTGAGCCGAGTTTGCGGGCGGCATCGCCCCGACCTTCTCGGCAAGCTCCCGGACAGCCTCGGAAATGATCCCGAGCTGCTGGCCAAAACTTCCGACCTCCTTGATGACCGCGATTTCAATCTCCGGGACGCCCTGGTAGGGCCCTGCCGAGATGTCCTGACTAACTCCGCCGCTCAGCGGTGCGAAAAAGGGAAAGGTGAGCCACGAGTACCAAGTCGGGCTACCGGACAT